AGTGCTACACGTCACACAGCGAGCTACTGTCGTGCGATCCGCCGCCAGTAGGTCTGGTCTCAAAAATCCCAGACTGCACCATGACGCCTGAAGAAGAAAAGGCTGATGGCATGAACAAGGATCTGAAATGGCTGGCAGAAAACGTAACGCAGCGGCAAGGGGATGATAAACACAAGTTCCTTTCCATCTCCGAAGTTGCTGGCGCGGTCTACTACGGCCCGCCGAAAGAAAAGAGCGAGTTTACGCGCGAAGAGTGGCTAGCGGCCCGCAATGAGCTTGGACTGGACAGCCCATTCACAACCCCAGAAGAAGATGAAGCCTGGGCAGATGCTGAGCTCCGCATAGATGCTATTGCGCGGGACGGTGAGAGGGCGGCAGATTATTCCACAGAGAGCATGCGCCGCACAGGCTCTATCGGGCAGAACGGAAACACGGCAGAGCACTATGGCAAGCAGCCCCGCTACCAGGACACCCAAGGCGAAGATTGGATAGACGAGGCGGCCCGCACGTTCACGGCTGAAGAGTTTCGGGGTGCAATGCGCTTCACTATCGGCAAGTACAACCGGCGCATGGGCAAGAAGGACGAGATGATTAAGGAAATCGATAAGATCCGCGATTATGCGTCGAGATGGCTGGAAGTGGAGAAAGGCCGATGAAATTTAGAAAGAAGCCAGTAGTTATTGAGGCGACCCAGTGGTTTAAGAACGGCGATCACCCAGAAGATGCCGCGGTAGTAGTTGACAACCGAGATGCCGGGCAGCACCCATTTCAAACTGAAGGGAAGGTAGTTCGCCGATATTCCGGACTGGACGACTGCCGCCATTGCGGTCAGGTGATGAACGTCCACGGATGGATCGACACACTTGAGGGTGGGCATATCGTCTGCCCTGGCGACTGGATAATCACAGGCGTAAAAGGTGAGCGCTATCCGTGCAAAGCGGATATTTTCGAGGCCACATACGAGCCTGTGGGGTGATCCAGCTCACCGCCATAGTCTCCGGTCAGCCTGTCCCGATGCTCACCGGCAACCCGCTGGCCGAGGCTGCAAAGAGCTGCAAAGACAGGTTTGGTGCACGCTTTGAGGGTTTCGATATGCCGGACTGGCAGCGGGCGGCGCATGAAAAATGGGCAGCGTTTATGGCGAAAGAGATTGATCGAGGGGAGTTGAACGACTGGTTAAGCGGGCAGGGCGAGGAAGTGGCGATACGTGGGATTTTTAACCGGCTGAGGGGCTGATTTATGACAGACGCAAACGACGAACTACAGCAGCGTAGACGCTCGGCTCGTGTTGCTTGGCACGACTCATTCTATATTCCAAAGGATGATGCGCTCTCTAGGATTAGGGGTGAGCAGAAGGTTAAGCCGAAAGCACCAAAAGAAGCCGGTCAAGTTTACTCAAGGGGTTGGTATCAGAATATCTATGAGGCTGACGAGCAGAACAAAGGCAAGAGATGGATTGTTTCTCAGAAGCCGCTAATAAACGCTACGGATTCTGGGCGCTCGCCTCGGGACTTTTTCGAAGGTTGGGACCCTATCTGGAGATCAAAGGTTCAGGGGGCCATTAAGAAGCTTCCGAAGGTGCTTAAGTCGTTTGGCGCAATCATGTACTCACCTACTACCGAGTTCGGCACAGATGATTGTGAAATGGTGCATGAGGCGCTTCAGCTTGAGTTCTTCAGGGATTTCGACAAAGAAGAACTTTCGAAGATGCAGGCCAAGCGCATAATACGGTTGAAACTTCTTATGTTTGCAGCCATGAGACACCACAGGGATGTGGCTTTCGGTGGTGGCACAACGCTTGGCGGGCCAAAGGCTATCGGCCAGTTCCTTTATCACATGTATGCAGAGCGTCTGCCTGACACGGATCAATGGAGCAAGCGCTGGCAGCCCGACTGGGAGAAGATGCTCGGCATACTGGACAAGATGGAAAGAAAGACTCTTTCGCCGATTGCTCACACTTTGAATGAAATGTACGGCGAAAGCCAAGCCGCGTAATGGTTATTGCGTTTGTCGGTCGATATTGGTATAAATGTCCATAGTCGATAATTACCCCCGAAACCCGCACCCATAACAGGATTGCGGGTTTTTTATGCCCCGAACATCTCCACGCGGTCTGCTACGCCGCACCTCGGCCCCTTGCGGGCCTTTTTTTATTCTGGAGGCGACCATGCCCGTCATCATTCTTGAGCGCTTTGCATACGCGCCCGATGGCACGTTTGGCCGCCTCACCCTGCCCAGCGGTAAGCAATTCTTCACGGTTGAGCGTGCCTGGCTTGGCAATAAGCCCTTTGAGAGCTGCATCCCAGATGGTGTTTACGATCTGAAGCGCAGGCGCTCCGCCGTAGTCGAGCGCACCAGTGGCGGCGACTATCTCGAAGGATGGGAAGTCACCGACGTACCTGGCCGCACATTCATCATGATTCACCCCGGAAACTGGCCCGCGAACTTTGAGGGATGCATTGGCGTGGGTCTGAATTATCAAGTGATGGATGGCCGCAACGGCGTTACTCAATCCCGTTCAGCCTTTGCTCAACTGATGGGCGCACTGGATGGCCGGCACGATTGGCAGCTTGATATTCGACCTTTTCTGATGGAGTACCCATGAGCTTCTTCGGCAAACTCTTCGGCACTGAAAAGGCGCTGGCTGGCATCGTTGACGGTGTGACCAATGGCCTCGACGCTCTGATATACACCGACGAAGAAAAAGCCGGTGATGCTGCGCGTGATCGGTCTGAAGCGCGAAACATGGTTGTCCAGTGGATGGCCGCAACGCAGGGTCAAAACCTGGCTCGCCGGCTGATCTCGCTGGCGATAACCGGCGTCTGGCTGGGCATGTACTTGTTATCAGTGCTGTGCGGGATGATTGCCGTGTTTGCTGACAGCGCAGGAACCGTCACCGCCGCCAAAATCAACGCCGTGGGCTCGATCTCACAATCTGCGGCCATGGATATGAACCCCGCCGTGATGTTGATTCTCGCTTTCTACTACGCCGCTCCACACATGGGCGACATAGCCAAGGCCGTCACCGGGAAATTCACTCAAAGCGTCAATAAAGGCTAGATGTGAGCATACGCGACCTCATTCACAGCGCATCCACTGCGCCTCTAAAGATCGAAGCAGCCGCACCCTCACTGTCGTACATCGCTAACGGCTTTGTAATTACGTGGGGCGCTGTGACGTTCAATCAGATCATGATGCTGATCGGTACGTTGTTTGCCGTCGCCACTTATTTCACAAGCCTGTACTTTCAGCGCCGCCGCGACCGTCGCGAGCAAGAGTTTCACCAATACCGCTTGAGCGTTGAGCGCCGTATGGCCGAATCGGAGAACAGTTAATGCCCGCAAACACCATCTTCAGCACACTGACAACGCCGCCAATTCGACTGGCTAATGGCCGGCTGGACACGCGGCCCGATTATCGGGGTGGGGTTGCTCCTGGTGTTGGCGAAACTCCGGTTGACCCTGTTGGCGTGCTCTTTAGTGATAGTTTTGATGGGCAGGCGGACTGGAACAGCGGCGTGAACGGGGGGCTGTCAGAACAAGTTGCATCTGCTGGGTACACACTGCCGACCGATTGGACTGCCGTAAGGCAGACTAAGCGGTGGTCCCCGAGCACGGGGGAAGTGGACCGGCATCACGTACTTGAGTTAAACGATGCGTCCACCACGGAGAACCCAAATCGAGCCTTTGGCGGAACTGGTAAATCCCTTGTCAAATGGCGGGAAAACTACGGTTCTGGCAATGGCGAATGGCATTCTGACGGGATTCTTCTCAAACACATCGGAGAGCGATCAGAGGTTTATGTAGAATTAATGTTGAACCTTTCTAACGAGTGTGTCTCCTCTTTTTATGCTGGGGATTTTGGCACGACAAAAGTGCTTAGAATCCTGAGTCACGATGACCCGCTGAATGCCTCCTATAGCAATTACTGGACCTTTTTCAATACATATAACAAGCCCATTTGTATATTTGACATAGGCGGGAGTCCAACATATGGGATTCGCAACAAAATATCGTTTTATCGCTATGGCGATGGAACGCCGCTGCCCAACATCAGCGACACCATGGCTGGGTTCCCTTCAACCCGAAGATTTGCTAGCAACGGGGATTATGAGGGCAGCTTTAGTGAGGCCGGCAGGGATGGGCCGATGACAGATTACAAAAGCGGGGGGCTAATCACTAACAGTTACATCGACATAGACCAAGTGTACGGCGATGAGACCCAGTGGGTAAAAGTGGCGCTTTACGTCAAGATGAGTTCAGCTCCAGGCGTAAACGACGGCGAGTTTATGCAGTTCATTGACGACCGCCGGATATTGCATTTTAGAAATATTGGCTGGATTCCATCCCATGCGCCCATGAGGCAATGGAACATTATCTCTCTGGGCGGGAATGATTCTTTTGTCGGCAGGGATCTAGCGCTTCGTCACGAGGAATGGCTGGCTTTTGACAATGTAGTCGTTCGTGACTCCCTTCCGCAGAGGCTAATATAATGGCAATTGGCTATGTAAATTTTAAAGTAACGAAGAATCCCGATGATTTTACAAATATCAGCCCAACTACTACGTCGCAAGAGGCTATCCCTGATACATCGTGGACGGCAGGATATAGGACAGGTAATTTACCAAGCGCAGGCGAAAGTAATACGTCGGGGGGTTGGGTGCAAAGCAGCGGTGATGCTGCTTGGGCTATAGGAGACGTGTCGAGGGAGGGCCATTATGTAAGCTCTGGCGTTTCTCCTGCCCTTTTAGATATAAAGGGCTTCACGCCCGGTGAGTCTATAAGAGTGACGTGTTATTCCCGTTATGATACATCGCAAGGGCGAATTTCGCGCTGGATCGTGAACGGGAGTGCGCCGCAGGATCTGGCGTGTTACGACACCGCAGCGGGCACCCCAAACCTGAGCAGCGTCGTGGTTTTTGATGCGGTTGCGGACGGTTCGGGCGTTATTACGGTATCTCATAGTAACGCCCCGACTGGCTCATTAACGGGCCGCTCAACGGGTTTAAAAATTGAGCAAATTGCCGGAGCCCCTTCTCCAGCAATCACTCTCACCCAAACCGAAATCACCCCAGGCGGCACCATCTCAGGCTCTTACGCCAATTGGGGCGGCACAGCACCCACCAAGCTTGAGGGCATCCGGGGCGCGAACGTCATAGACAGCGCGACGGCAGGCGGGATCACCGGGCTTGTTATCACAGGCGACGGCACCAGCGGGACTTTCACCGCCACGACTCCCGCCTATACGGCAGGTCAAAACTTACGTACCTCAAACATCGCTGCTGGAATCTCTGACGTTACCTGGAGGCTTAGCTA